TGATCGCATAAAAACTAAAATGGTAGTGTGGAAACCTACGACTTCTAAAAAAATATTAAAAGAACGTGAAGAGTTTTTAGATAGTTGCGAAGAGCTTAGAATATTTATTATTAATATCGAGGCACTATCCACACAAAAAGGTTGCGCTTACTTACAAAAGTTTTTGATGCGCTCGCGTTCGATGTTAGCGATAGATGAGTCAACGACCATTAAACAGCCTACGGCAAAACGCACGAAGAATATTATTAAGTTAAGTGAATTTGCAATTTATAGAAGAATCTTGACTGGCTTTCCAATAACCAAGTCACCATTAGACTTATGGGCGCAGATCAGATTCTTGTCTAAAAATTTATTGGGTGATGTAGGTGACTCGTTTCATAAGTTTCAATATCGTTATGCAGTGATAGTGCGTAGGCATCTACAGTCTCATAGCTTTCAGGATGTAGTTGGGTTCAAGAATTTAAAGCAACTCAACTCATTGTTGCAACATTTCTCTTCTCGAGTGTTGAAAGAAGAGTGTTTAGACTTACCTGAAAAGATTTATCAGATTCGAGAAGTGACCATGAGTTCAGAGCAGATGAGAGTTTACGAAGAAGTTAGAAAGTATTGTGTGTCGCATTTAGATGATGAAGAGTTTATGACTGCTAATAATGTAATGACACAGTTATTGCGATTACAACAAATCCTATCAGGGCATTTTAAATCAGATTTAGGTGAGATAATAGATTTACCTGATAATCGTATCGAAGAACTTATGGCCGTATTACAAGAGATACAAGGTAAGACCATCATTTGGTCTAGGTTTCGATATGACATTACCCGTATCTATGAAAGGTTAAAAAAAGATTACGGTAACAAATCAGTCGTACAATATTTCGGTGATGTGAATGATGAAGAACGTAGCAGTGCCATTGACCAGTTTCAAAACGGTGAAGCACAGTTCTTTGTAGGTAATCCACAAACGGGTGGTATGGGTATTACTTTAACCAAAGCACAAAACGTCATTTACTTTGCCAATAGTTTTGACCTTGCGATTCGAACGCAATCAGAAGATCGGGCGCATCGCATCGGGCAAAAGAACAATGTGACTTACATAGACTTTATCTGTAAGGGTACAGTTGATGAGCGCATTGTCAAAGCACTCAAAAATAAAATGGATATCGCCACTGAAGTCATGGGCGAAAATGTTAAACAATGGTTCAATTAAGAGGATATTATGACTACTAATAAAGAATTTAAGAGTGTTGCAGTAGAGAAAAAAGTTTGGGAACAATTATGGCAAATTGCTGATGCAGAGAGTCGCACCCCTGCTCATCAAATAAAATGGTTTGTAAAAAATTATAAAAAAATTGAGAAGTTGCTGAGAGAACATGGCTAATGATGAAAGCGGACGGGCTACCAAGAGTGTTAAAATAAGTTTCTCTGAACACTTACCTTGGACCCTGAATCATATCTTTTGTTATCGCCTTTAGGATATGGTGCTGTAGGATAATTTAAACTATTTATAAGATTTTTCTTTTGAGTTTTATTGCCCACAAAATAAACATACCGATGCTTCCTTGGCCGATCAACGACCTCATATTTATTCGGGTTTGCTTTTCTTTCTTCCAAAGAAGTTTGTTCGCATAATGTTTTGCTATGGCGGTTCGAGTTTTTCTCTCGCCACTCAGTGCGTTTGTCACTCATCCCAGTATAAATAAAATTACAAGCCTGATAGATATAGCCAGTGTGGTTCACGCTCGTATCTGCATAGCTTACAACTATAGTTGGTTGTGGTAGCTGTTTCATGGCATTTGCCACGAGGTAACTAGCCTGATTAGGTTTATTGCTTTGTAAACATAATCTGTTTAGCTCATATACATACTCACTATTATGATTACCACAGACACCCCTACACAGCGATGATGAAGGCGGTTTGCCAAAAGTAACTACACCTTCTAAAACATTGTCCTCGAACAATCCAAAAGCAAATGATATCGAGGGTATTCGTTTTGCATAGTGTTTCAGTAATAACCAGTCGTAAGTTTCATGACTTTTGATTGGTAAAATTTTACGGTTCAATCCAATACCCTAAGTCATCATCGTAAATAAATTTATTTTGATTATGACGCTCTTCGACTAGTTCATGGTCGAACTGGTCACCATAGTATTGATCGAACGCTTTCATTAGTGCCATGAGCTTAACGACAGGTCTAGCTTTGCGCTCGTCTTCTTGTATAATTTTAAGTAAATCTTTGTCGTCAAGTTTCATCAACTCTTCCATGTCTGTCTCCGATAACTTGCTCTCTTCAATGTATTCTAAAACATTCATGAAAGATTGTTCTTTTCGCGCTCTCTTAAGATAAAAATATAATCGTATATGTTTAGGTACAGCCTCCCAATGATTGTATTTGTCGGCCACCCTACGAAAATTTATCTTAGGTGTTAAGTCTAAAATTTGTCCCATATCGTTCCCCTAGCTTATAGTGTTCTTTACCCACATTTCTAAACGCTCATCCTTCTTTAACTGCATAAGATGATTAGCTTTTACTGTTTGTAAAATAGTCTGAGCGTTTTCTAAAAGACTAATGTTATCGATTGGCGGATCTTCTAACAAACTATCGTTTATGGCTTTCTCCACCACCTCAAACTGCTCTATAGTTAATGGTATATTCATTTTCTTTCCTTATAATAAGTCGATCGATACAGATCGTAATTTAGTTATCTTCTTAAATTTGATTTGATTTAAAGGGTTTCTGCGCCACACATCACTAACTGTTATTAAAATGGGGTGTTCGCTTTCTGAATCGATACGTAGCATTACACTGCCCCAGTCAAATACCATGTATACTCCTATTAATAAGTCATAATAATCTTCACAATTAGATTTTTCTTTAGTATAGGGCTTGCCCATAATCGCAGATAACTCTGATATAACTCTGGTTACTGCATCATGGTCCAAGGACCTTGGTTCTTTCTTTTTAAAATTAAGCACGTTTTTCATGTAGCCTCCTCTGATCTTCTTCTCGTTCCCTTATTTCATCATATAAATATAGTTTAGTCATCTTCTTCTCCCTTTACATAAACCGCTTCTCTGTGGTAAACATTCCCTTTGGAATCTGTTACTTTCTCAAATCCCGCGGCTTCATAAATAATATCCATAGCCCCTAAAACAAATTCTATTTCTTTTTCTCGATCCTCACTGTCGTTGATGCAGTTTTCAAAATAATCATTAATTATTCTCAAAATCACAACCATTGCTTCGCCTTTAGTCATCACTATACTCCCTTTCTAAATCGTTTAACCATAAGTGCCATGTTCTGCAAAATGCTCTCTTTCTTGTTGCAAACACATTTCATCGTAATCTTTAATTGTTTCATCCAAAATTTTGTTAACAATCTCATACTTGTTTCTTTCTTCTTGGTTCTCGGCATCTCTTTCAGATAGCATTAGATTTCCGTTAATTACTATGTAACCTCCCTCGTTATATCGGCAGTAACTAATTTTATCTAGGGTAAAAAGATTATTGTCATTAAAAGATTCTTTTAAAAAATTTTCCTTAAGCAATTCTTCAAATTTTTCTTTTGAATTACATGGAGATAGTACAATTGATTGTAGTTTAATTTCTATTTTATCCATTATCTGTTTCCCCTTTGTTTAGTGAATAACTCTTTGCCTTTCACGTTTGTAATTGCATAATACATTTCTTTGATCTCAGGGATATCCTCAACACCATAATCACGACTCATTAGGTATTTATAAAACGCATTACCGTTTTTAAAAATTTTGTTGTTGCTTTTATTATAAGAGTCAGTGCATACAATAGTGAAGGGATATGAGCGCACCTTTAAAATATCGAAGTAAAGACTTATCTTAGACAGCCAACTACGTAAGGTAAAAATACCCCAAGTATCTAATAAGTAATTAAACAGTATATTGTTCGGGGTCAGTGGTTTATTAATGTCGTTTATGCCGTTTTTCTGGAACCATTTGCAGATTGAAATCGTTTTAGTAATTTTATTCATGTTCTCTCCTTTGAGCTTTCAATACTTAAAATCATGTGAGCAATAAATAATTATTAACTCCACCTATGATGAAATTGCTAACAGAGGGTTATCAAGGTCTGTATAATTAAGACCTTCAAAATGGCCTTTTAATTTTCCTTGAGTTACAACGCCCTTACACATATCAGTCATACACTGCCACAACGCGGTTTTTTTAAGACCAGTGGCAACGATTACCTTACCGTCATTAGTAGTTAATTCGCCCTTTTCATTTATCGCATAAGCCGAGTAATCGGCAGAGTCGTCTACCCATCGTGTTAAAAAGTTAAGGGTATCAAGACGAAAGTAAAGTAAGTCATAAGTAATTTTAATTTTATTCATGTTCTCTCCTTTTCTAATAGTAAATCCTAAGATTATTATATGGTATTAATACACCTAAATCAATATTAACATACGATTTAATATTTGTATAGTTTTATTGTTTTTAATTTGCACTATATATACCCCGTTTTCACAAAACACTTTTAAAAATATTTTTTTTGGTGAAAAAAAGTGAGACATGTGGGACGATAAATAATTATGTAAATAAATCAGGTACTTAGACCATGAATCCCGTCCCAGTCCTCGTTCCACTTGTCCCAAAAAGAGTTGTTTTGTCCCATTTTGTAGTAACTTTTTGTCCGATGGAAGTTTTGAAAAATAAAAAATTATTTATTAAAATGAATTTGGGGTATATAGAGAGCAAAAGGATTATCGATGAAAAAGACGAAAGCTGACTATTTTAAAAAACGTGTAGATCGTATAGCTGATAAGGTTGAAGAAACACATAACCGTAAGCTAACGAACCGTCAGAAAGAGTTTGCTAGACATTATGTTGATGGAACACACAGCAACGCAGAATGCGCCAGATTAGCGGGTTATTCAGATACGAACGGTATTGCTAAAAATAAAGCCTATGCTTTGCTAAATGGCGTAGAGTTCCCCCACGTTCTTGAATATATCGAAGAACTGAGAGAGGACCGCGAAAAGAAATACGGTGTAACTCTGATGGGCCAACTAAAACGGTTTCGAGAACTGTCCATTAAAGCTGAGCAAGAGAATCAATTTTCAGCGGCTGTGAATGCTGAGAAAATTCGATCATCACTTGGTGGTCTTACCATAGACCGTAGAGAAACAAATCACTACCATGCGATTGAAAACATGTCGCGAGATGAGATAGAAAAGAGGCTGGGCGAACTTAGAAAAACACACCCGACAGCATTTGTAGAGGGGGAAATAATAGATGAGCCTACAACCCGAAGCCCAGTTTTGGAAAACTCTAAAAAAGAATCTGCCTAAAAATTGGTTTGTAAATCGAATAGAAAACCGCATCGGTGGTGGTGTTCCCGATGTATATATCTGTATCGATGGATATTCAATCTGGTTAGAACTAAAAGTTACTAAAAGTCACCGAGTTTCTGTTTCACCACATCAAATCGCTTGGCATTACAGTCTTTCTCAGTCAAAAGGCGAATCTTTCTTCTTAGTTAAGGCCCTCCCATCATCGACCCTATATTTGTTTGACGGGGTTCGGGGTCGGGGGTTAGCGGAGCATGGCCTTCGGGTCGGGATTCGGGATTCGGGATCTTCGGGTTCGGGATCGGGGTTAGTGGTTCCTTGTTCATGGTATGGAGATAAATATCAAGGATTAATTGATTATTTAACGGGACTCGGGGTTCGGGGTGTTCGGGATCGGGACTCGGGGTTCGGGGTTCGGGGTTCGGGGTTAAAGTAAGCCCCGTACCTTTTGGGGGGAATAACGGGGCTTAACAAAGGAGAGTTCTGAAAAAAGAACAGGTCCATAATATCACAGATCTACTTAATAAAAAAGGGGAGTTTAAAGTTTAAGTCAGTAAACCCCCACACTGAAAATTTGACTGGCGATTTCGATTGATGTTTTTTAGAGTGGTATAATCGGACGCTGTTGTTCAAGATCCACTATATGATACTAAACTAAATCAATAAATAAATCAATACCTAAATCATTTAAATATTATCTTTTGTATATCCTAATTCGGCAAGATTCTCTATATCCTCTTTGAATTGCTTTGGCTTATAGTCGCCATTGGCTAAGTCCTGAAATGTTTCGCAAATATCGTCAAATGACCAATCGCTACCGAGCCAGTCTTTCACTTGCTCGAGACTAACTTTTTCTTTTGTTAATTTTTTACTCATCATTCACCACCTTATAGTATTAATCGTTTATTAAATCCCAAATTTTTATATAATCCATTACCCATTGTTTTTGACTTTCTGTTAAGTCTTCCGAATGTAGCAAGTCATCTGCACTTTGATATTTTATATTTTCGGCCTTGCACCACTCTTTTAGATTTTGAGTCAAAGTAAGGCTCATGTGGTCAGTCATAATTGTGTCACGAATATGGTCGCGATGTTCCTCAAACACATCTTCTAAAAAATGTTCTGTTGTCGGGAACTGTAAACGGTAATCTCTGTCGTAGCGAAATTCTTTTCCGTAAACGTGAACCACTGTATCCAGTGTGCCATCATCCACTATGTAAATATTTTTAAAAAAATTGTGTTCCATTTTTCTGTAATCTCCTTTTTAAATTATAAACACAAGTTAATGGTAAACTAAATTTTTGTATAAATCAACAAATAAATTACTTGCATATTATATTTTATTCCTTCATAATATACCTATGTTAAAAAAAGGAGATAGGCAAATGCCAGACAAGAAGAAAAAAGAAATCATAAAAAATGTAAATAGAGCTTTTGATAAACTTTACGTTTTAAATAATATAACTTTGAAACCACACAGAGAAATACTTTTTAAAGATAATTTAAAACAAGAAAGAGAGCATCGCAAATTGTGTTTTCTTGGTGCTACTTTTAAAGATGAACACCCAAACGCTGTATCTATGAATGATTGTGCGAGATTTTGGACAGTACAAGGTATCTGTGACTCTTTAATCGATCCTAACAAATGGGAGATGAAAAACTATATATACCTATCAAATCGTCTTTACTATTCACAATCGTTAGTTCTTACTTATAGAGACAAGATTGAGGAAGCTCTCAAGGATGAAGATATAAATTATCTTGCTAGTATTCCGTACTCGGATCTAGTTAGTTAAAGACTCCTTTACCTCGGTCCTGAATCCCGTTTTTTGATTGTCCTTCGGGGTTCGGGATCGGGGTTTTTTTGTTCGGGCTTCGGGCTTCGGGCTTTTTATATAGATAGTACTAAAAAGTTAATAATAACTTATA